AAGACAGTTCGATCTTTGTAGATCTTCTCCATCAATTCAGGGAGAAATCCACGAACATCTTTACGATACATGGCACCATTGGCACATACCGCATTGTCCTTATACATCTCAAAAGTTATCTGTTGATCAAGTATTTTATCAACGGTGGCTGATGGATGTCTGGTATCTTGGAGCGTCTCTGGTGAGATATTATATTGCATAATAAGATGGGGATACAGACTATTAAGGTCAAAACTAACCACCCAATCATACTTTCCTGGAATCGGTTCCTTGACATATGCCCCCGCATACTTTTCGTTTTTATCAGAACGCTCCTTAGGAGGAATAACAATATTTCTCTTCTTTAGGTAGTTATAAATGATGGTATCCCACATGCGAACTTGTGAGAACACATCTTCATAATTCACCTTGGCGTCATACGCCATAGTAAGAGCAAGTTCAATGAGTTTCATCTTGTCCTCCATTCGGTCGACAAGTTCCACGTCAATGATATTGTATTCTACAAACTTTTGCCACCCTTTTGTGTAGAAGTCCTTAAAAGTATCAAACTCAGAGTGATCAAGTTTCTTCTGCCCAAGTTCTACACTGGCAATGTAATCCAAACGATAAGATTCCTGTGCCTTGTAAGTAAACTTCTTATAGAGATCAAGGTAATCCAACTGTGAGATTCCACCAATGTCATAGGAAAGTTGCTTCCTACCAGCAATGAAGATCTCATGCTCTGTTACCAATCCCCAAGGAGAAAGACGCTTCATCAATTTCTCACCAATCACCCGATCCATACGACGGACCAGATATGGAATATCATACAATTTACTATTCCATCCAGTGAGAACTTCTGGAGTATTATCTTCAATCATCCACCAGTTGATGAAATCATTCAACAGATCATATTCATTATTGAACTGCTTATAGTAATGATTATCCTGCTTTAGTTTGAAAGGACCTTGTCCCCAAGTGATGATTTCCTTAGTGTTGTAATCCTGAATTGTGATGAGCAGAACTTCTTCTGCCGCAGATTCTACATCGGGGAATCCATTCTCAGAGGCAACCTCAATATCAATGGTTGCTAGTTTGACTTTACCAATATCAAACTTAATTTCATTCTCCGAATAGTTCTCAGAAATATACTGGTAGATAAAACGTTCATTACCAGAAATCTTAAAACCTTCTACACCATCATATTTTTTGATAAATTCTCTACAATCACGAACAGATCCTGGTTGCACAGACTCAACATATTCACCTTCAAGAGTTTTGTATTTGGTTTTTTTCTTGCTATTAACAAAAAGAGTGGGATAAAACTTCTCGCGAGTCATGAAGTGGCGTCCATCTTCATAACCCCGCACAAGGAAGTTATCACCCACCATTTGAACGTTTGTGTAGAATCTCATCATCAACAGATTTGAACTTTTGCTCGTACTCGTACTTTCGACTGAAATTTTCTGTACTTATCTCGTTACCAGTAAACTCCTCATATGCCAACATGAACATTCTAAAATAATGCCAGTGATTTTTGGGAGTGTATTGTGGAGATAGACACACAAAGACAGAATCAAAATTATAATCATCAAAGATATAATTATTCCTCGTGAAAAACTGATAAGAATCTCCTAACAGTCGTTCACTGTAAGAATTTTTATTTTCATTTAATAAATTTGAACTATTTGGATTGCATATCCAGGTAAATTTTTCTAATTTATTCTGTAGATACAACCAAGCTCCCCAGTTACCTTCATGAACTCTATTACTGAGTCTAAGTTGTTCTATTTCATTCTCTAACATCTGCTCATCAGAAAATCCATCATATCCAAAATCAAGAGCAGTTATGTCATCATGATGATCAATATTAATTAGATCAATATCTTCCTTGTCTTCTAAATCATACAGAATCGAATCATGATCATACCCAAAAGTTACTTTTGGATTATTTTTAAGAGACTTAAGAAACACATGATAACAATACATGAGTGCTTCTTGATCTATAAACATATGATTTTCTGTGAAATCAGAATATTTAAATAGATGTTGCCATCTTGTCTCTGGATTTTCATCAAAGAAGAGACCTTGATACAATTCAATGGATGGACCCATGATGTAATCGAGATCAATACTTAATACTTTGTAAGTCATCCTACAACCTCCTTATATTGTTTTAAAACTTCTTCAGACGGATCAACAATCGTTAAAAAATTATCAGATCCAATCATGAGAGATCTCTGATCCGTACAAGATGGCCAACGCCTCAACTGTCCATTCTCAGTAATTTCACAAGGATTCACAAAACGACAGTCGGGTTCACCAACTTCAGCACCAACTTCAAGCATTTCAGATACTACTGTAATTCCTGTTTTTAATAGCAAACATTTAATCATTTTCATTTCCCTCAGAATTATATTTTTGATACATTGCCAAAACTCTGTCAACTGGATTCATCACAGTAACAATCCAATCTTTTGGAATAGCAAATTCTTTATCATCAGTAATTAAGAACCAAGAAGATAATGAAACTTGAACTGAAGATTCTGATGATGCTTCTTCAGAAAGAAACATAGGAGAACTCATATCCACCTTTTTAGGTTCAATAAAAAGATATCCGATAACTTTTTTATCATCATCAACAAGTTCTTTAATATCCGAAATCAGAACTTCACCAGATTTAAGTAGTGCTAGTTTTACGCTCATAATCAGTTTATTTCTCTGTATATTATACCACGGTTATACGGTTGGTGGGGTAAAGGTGTGGACGATATTTGGTCTGACCAATGCCGCACGATCACGAGCAACCAAGGCATCAATTGAACTCTTATATGTATCAGACATGATACGCGGATACAATCCAATCATAATAATGGGAACAAGTAAAGCACTCACAATGTAAATTTCACGAGGTTCGGCATCCACCAGATTGGTATGAGAAACCAGTTCTGCATTCGGTTTACCGTAAAAGATTTCACGAAGCATTGAAAGTAGATAGATGGGAGTGAGGATTACACCAATAGCAGCAACACCACACATCACCACACGGAATGAAAGTGAATATACCGTATCTGTTGCAAATCCAGCAAAGACCATCAGTTCACTCACAAATCCACTCATACCAGGAAGTGCCAGTGATGCCATAGAACACATCGTCCAAAGTGCAAACATCACTTTCATATTCTGACCGACACCACCCATTTCATCAAGTTGGAGAGTGTGTGTCCTGTCATAAGTAGCACCCACGAGGAAGAACAGAGATGCACCAATCAGACCGTGACTAACCATTTGAAGCATTGCTCCACTGGTTCCAAGAGCACTAAAACTACCGATACCAATCAGCACAAATCCCATATGACTGATTGAACTGTAAGCAATCTTCTTTTTCAGATTCCTCTGTGCAAAAGATGTCAGTGCAGCATAGATGATATTCACAGCACCTAGAACAATCAAGAATGGTGCAAAAACTGCGTGTGCATCTGGCAAGAATTGACAGTTGAATCGCAGAAGTGCATATCCACCCATCTTAAGAAGAATACCCGCCAACAGCATATGAACTGGTGCGGTTGCTTCTCCATGAGCATCAGGCAACCAAGTGTGGAATGGAACAATCGGAAGTTTCACACCAAATGCAATCAAAAATGCCGCATAACACCAAAGTTGGAAGTTCTTCGGGAACCCTTGCTCCATCAGATAGGAGTATTCAAAGTTAGCGTGACCAGTCCAGAATCCCATTGCAAGTCCTGCAAGAAGAATGAACAGAGAACTACCTGCCGTATAAATGATGAACTTTGTTGCAGCATACTGGCGGTTCTTTCCACCCCAGATAGAAATCATCAGATACACAGGCACCAGTTCCAGTTCCCAGGACAAGAAGAATAAAATCATATCCTGAACTGCGAAAACCATAATCTGCCCGCCGTTCATAATCAACAGTAGGAAGTAGAACAGTTTTGGTTTGAATGTAACTGGCCAAGCAGCAAGTGCTGCCAGACTTGTAATGAAACTAGTCAGCAGAATGAGAGGCATTGATAGTCCATCAGCACCCACAGACCAGGTGAGTCCAAGTTGCGGAACCCACGAAATCCGTTCTGCCATTTGTAGACCTTCAATAGCAGGATCATATCCTTTAAGATACCCTGCCACTGTAATCAGAAACGTAATCAAAGATGCGCCGAGACCATACCATCGGACAACTTTGTTTCCCTCTGGAAGTAGAGGGATTCCAAGAGCACATACAATTGGAAATAATATTGCAAGACTCAACCAGGGCATATTATAAGAAAAGAGTCACATATATTTTAACACAAAAAAATAGGGGTTGCAACTGGATTTTGCCAGTTAACCCCTGCGGCGACGATATTCAGTTTTATTTATGGAGTTGTTAAAAAGATTTCTGTTGTAGGTGGTCCATTAGGGTAGTGCGCTGCCGAGGGTCCAACTGCTAAAAAGAGTCATTGCGGTTCCAATGAAAAGAGTGGCGGCTGTCCAGTTCATAAGTCGTCCTCCATGCTACGTAATTATATATGAATTATGTATCATAGTGATACAAAAGTCTGTATCAACCACCACTAATCTGAAGTAATTGTTAGCAAATTACCACCAATCTTTGCGTTGATGATGTTCTGGAACAATTTTTCCAAGATCAATTACTAGTAACCCATCCTCAAAAGTAACTGATCTAACTTCCGTTTCGTCGCTGAGGGTCCATGATCTCGTGAATGATCTCTGAGCCACTCCTCTATGAACAAAAGTTCGTTCGGTCTCAACATCTGCTTTTTGTCCTTCGACAAAAAGTTTACCGTCTTGTGTGTAGACATTTACTTCTTCCTTCTTAAATCCTGCGAGTGCTAACTCAAGCCTGGATTCTACATTACTGACCTGAATTAGATTGTATGGTGGAT